CCGGCAAGTCGTCCGTTATGCGCGAGCTTATGCATCACGTTCTACGTAGCACAAACGAGAACATTGGCGTCCTGTCGCTTGAGGAGAACGTGCGCTCCACGATCTTCCATCTCATGTCGGTAGAGGCTAATGCTCGACTGTACATCCGAGAGGTGCGGGAAGGATACCCGAGAGCCGAGCTAGAAAAGTGGAACAAGGCTACGGTAGGCACCGGACGTTTCTTTGCCTTTGATCACTTTGGCTCTCTAGCCACGGAAGAGATCCTTGCCCGCATCCGCTACATGATCAAGGCTCTAGACTGCAAGTGGATCTTTCTTGATCACTTGTCCATTCTAGTCTCTGGGCTTGACGGCATGGACGAGCGTCGCAACATCGATATCCTTATGACCAAGCTTCGCTCTCTTGTCGAAGAGACAAACTGTGCGCTGCTGCTTGTCTCTCATCTACGCAGGGCTGGCTCAGACAGCGGACACGAGGACGGCAAGGAAGTATCCCTAGCCCACCTTCGTGGCTCCCAGAGCATTGCACAGCTCTCTGACGCAGTCATAGCCATGGAACGAGACCAACAGGCTGACGACCCTAACGTAGCCAACACCACTACCATTCGCGTACTCAAGAACAGGTACGCTGGCGAGACTGGCGTTGCTTGCCATCTATTCTTCAACAAGGAAACGGGACGACTTCATGAGGTTGAGAACCTTGGGGACAGTGACACAGAGAAGGCGTCTACTAGCAATGACATCGACATCTAACAGACAGGAGGAGCTAGACATGCAAACTAATTTCCAGAAAGTTGGAGAGTTCATGCGATGCATGGGACAAGATGTAAAGACATCTCCAATGAACACAGTTGACAAAAGACTTATTAACCTACGAATGGTATTGATTGCAGAAGAAGCTGGAGAACTTGGAGCAGAGTTTCTTGACTTACTTGAGTCAAGCGACAATCCACCAAAGCTTCGCAATCTAGCCAAGGAACTTACAGACCTGTTGTATGTCGTCTACGGCGCTGGTCAGGCATTTGGCATTGATCTTGACAAGTGCTTTGAAGAGGTCCATAATTCCAACCTCTCAAAGCTTGGTAACGATGGTAGGCCAGTTTATCGTGATGATGGAAAGGTAGTGAAGGGACCAAACTACATGGCTCCCGACATGCGTAAGATTGTTGGTTAATAAGAATTAACCGCTGCCGCGACTAGCGGCGCTTAAGCTTGAAGAAGGGTTGGGCATGGAATGCATCATCGACATCGAAGCAGACAGCCTTCAACCTACGGTCATCCACTGCATCGTAGTGAAGGACATCAAGACTGGGGAGGTAAGGCACTGGTCTGAAGGCGAGTGCCTTACCGACTTCCCTAAGTTTGCATCCTCAGTCACCAAGTTCATAGGACACAACATCATCTCGTTTGATGCTCCAGCACTCAACAAGCTTGTCGGTACAGCAATCAACCTGAAGTCAATCGAAGACACTCTCATCCTTAGCCAGCTACTCAATCCTGCTAGGGATGGTGGACATAGCCTTGAATCTTGGGGCAAGCGGCTGAACTACCCAAAGTCAGACTTTAATGACTTCTCCAAGTTTTCTGACGAGATGCTTAAGTACTGCATAAACGATGTAGAGTTGACGTTCAAGGTCTGGATGTGTCTACTTCCAGAGATGAAGAAGATCAGCAGGAGAAGCATTGACCTTGAGTACAGGATACGAGAGATCATTGACGAGCAGGAAAGGTATGGCTTCAGGCTTGATGTCAAGAAAGCCATGTGCTTTGCTGCTCGTCTACAGGACAAGTCAAATGAGATTGAGAGAGAAGTCCAAGAGGTATTCAAGCCACTACCATCCTTCGTGAAGGACTACACACTCCGACTGAAGAAGGATGGATCTCTTTCGTCTGTTGGCCTCAATCATCTTGAAGACAAATCAATTGTAGCTGGTGACCACTCGGTAATCGGGTACCAGCAGTTCAACATGTCTTCCAGACATCAGATAGCACGACACTTGATTATGAAGGGCTGGAAGCCTGAGAAGTTTACTGAAACTGGTCATCCAACTGTAGATGAGGCAGTACTCAAAGATGTTCAAATCAAGGAAGCCCAACTCATATACGAGTTCCTTCTCATTCAAAATCGACTTGCTAAGGTTCAGTCTTGGCTTGATGTTGTCGATGACGACGAGAAGGTTCACGGTAGCGTACTTACGCTTAGGGCAATCAGTGGGAGAATGGCACACCACTCTCCTAACGTTGCCCAAGTTCCTGCCTCCTATTCTCCTTACGGCAAGGAATCCAGAGAGTGTTGGACAGCTAGTTCTCCTTCTCGCTCTCTCGTTGGATGCGATGCTTCGTCGCTTGAGCTAAGGGCATTGGCTCACTACCTTAACGACCCAGCATTCGCAAAGGAAGTAGTCGAAGGAGACGTACACACAGCTAACCAGAAGGCTGCTGGACTTGAGACAAGAGATCAAGCAAAGACTTTTATCTACGCATTCATCTACGGTGCCGGTCCTACCAAGATCGGATCCATCGTTGGAGGAGACGCAAAGGTTGGACTTGAACTGATTGAGCAGTTCCTGAGAAACGTCCCTGCTCTAGCTACGCTACGCAAACGTGTTGACATTGCAGCCAAGAGAGGTTATCTTATCGGTCTTGACGGCAGACGACTGATTGTCAGGGAACCTCACGCCGCCTTCAACCTTCTAATCCAAGGGGCCGGAGCAGTCATCTGCAAGAGCTGGCTTGTCCATATCAGAGACATGGTGGCCTTGAACAATCTTGATGCCAAGCTTGTGGCATCGATACACGACGAGTACCAGCATGACGTTCTAACAGAACACGCGGAAAGCTTTGGCAACATGACAAAGATTGCCATGTCAACAACTCAAGACAGCTTGGGCGTAAGGTGCAAGCTAGCCTCAGAGTACAAGATCGGTAAGAACTGGTGCGAGACACACTAAAGGAGTAAAGGCAAATGCCCGAGATAATTGAAACCAAGATCCCGATAGACATGATTGCAAAAGCCCGCATCTACTCCGATGAAATGGGAGTGATCAAGAACTCAATCATGCAAGGCGGCGGCAATATCTACGGGTTCATTGGTGAACTTCTAGTAGCTGACTTCGTTGGCGTGTCTCTAAGGCACTCCTACGACTACGACATGGAACTACCAAATGGAGAGTCCATTGATGTAAAGACAAAGAAGACTGGTTGGCCTCCAAAGCTTGATTACGACTGCACCATATCCGCATTCAACATCAAGCAGAAGTGTACCTACTACGTCTTCACTCGCGTGAAGTCCGATCTCTCTGTCGGATGGCTTCTCGGATATCTTCCAAAAAAGGAGTACTTTGATGCAGCACAGTTCATAAAGAAGGGTGAACTTGATCCTTCAAACAACTTTACAGCCAAGACTGACATGTATAACGTAAAGATCAGTCAGCTAAAGGACATGAGGGATCTACTTGATGCGAAGAAAGCTCTTGACAGTCTAAAGCCGACTTGATAGAGTATCAATCCAACCAAGATTACTTGGCTTGGCATATGTTTCAGAAGGAGATAAGGAAATGGCTACTACCAACAACAAGTACACGATCATCTCTGGCAAGGCTCATTGGGCTTCGCTTATTACCCCAAACACTACGTTTGAGCCGTGCTGGTCTCTTGATGTCTCTCTTGACGAGGCAAACAAGAAGAAGGCTGCCGCAGATGGTCTTGTCATCAAGAACAAGAACGACAACCGTGGTGACTTCGTAACCATCAAGCGCAAGGTCACCAAGCGTGATGGTTCGCCTCGTCAGGCTCCAGAGGTCATCGACGCAGCCAAGAACCCTTGGAACGGGGATCTGATTGGCAACGGCAGCGTAGTCAACGTCAAGTACCAGCCATACGAGTACACCGTTCGTGGCAAGAAGGGTCGCTCTGCCGACCTAGTCAAGGTTCAGGTTGTGGAGCTTGTACCATACGGTGGCGGCAAGAACGACGGCTTTGATGTCATTGACGGTGGTTATACCGTTGGTGCGAAGAAGGATTCAGCCGCTGTGGCCGATGACATTCCGTTCTGATAAGTAGCGCACACAAGGGGTCATCATGACGTTGGATGACATTCGCTTGTCGGGTGTGGAGAGGGACCGACTGGCACAAGCAAATGAAATATACATACAAAAGGAGAGAAGTTCAAATGACTAACGAGATCCGAGTTCTAATGGCACTTCTTCGTCGCAATCGAGTTACGCGCAAGACGGCAATCGAGAAGGGTCTATGTGAGAACCTAACTGCCACGATCTCTCGTCTCCGTCAATGGGGTGTAGAGATCCTGACGGTAAATGCAAAGTCAGATACCGGAGAGAGGTACACTCGCTACAAGCTTGTGAATCCGGAACAGGCTCGCATCAAGCTTTCGTATCTTAAGCTTGATCATGAGATCAACAATCCAGCTTCGATGACGCGACAGGCAGCTTAAGGATTCTTTGAGATGACAGAAGCTTACAACAACAAGAAGACTATCGATACTCTTGTCGAAGACATCTACAGTCTGTTTGACGAGAGCAACGATGTGCAGATTGACGATAAGGCAATCGACGCATTCCTAGAAGGGGTCCGAGCTTCTGTCATCTCCTCTCTTACTCGTAAGAGGAGCGCGCCATATCTTCGACTGTCTATGGTTGGTCAACCGGATAGGAAGATCTGGTATGAACTCAACGGTGCACCAAAGGAACCGCTGACAAAGCCTACACATATCAAGTTCCTGTACGGAGATATCCTTGAGCATCTTCTAGTCCTGCTCTCAAAGCTTTCAGGACACGATGTAACTGAGCAGCAGGATGAGCTTTCAGTTGAAGGTGTAGTAGGCCACCAAGACGCTGTTGTCGATGGGACGCTAGTAGACTTCAAGTCTGCCTCACCACACAGCTTCAAGAAGTTCAAGGATGGTTCTCTGTCTATGGACGATCCATTTGGGTACATTGCCCAGATCTCGTCCTATGCGTTTGCTGGGAAGCATGATCGTGCTGGCTTCGTGGCAATCGACAAGGTCTCTGGAGAGATCCACTTCCACGAAGTCCACAAGCGTGAGCGTATCGATCCTTCAAAGAGGATTGTAGACCTAAAGCGCATTGTTGACATTCCAGTACCGCCAAAGCACTGCCATGACCCAGTACCGGATGGCAAGAGTGGAAACATGAAGCTTGCAACAGCATGTTCTTTCTGCGACTTCAAGAAGCACTGCTGGTCATCTTCTAACAACGGTGCCGGTCTCCGAGCCTTCAAGTACAGCAATGGTGTTCGCTATCTCACTAGTGTGGCAAGCACTCC